TATGCCCTCTACACCATCTTTTTCAGCATATGGATATAAGAGATAGCCAATGGGGAATGAACATTTCGGTGCAACTCTAAAAGCATAGCCATCGTTGGCCTTACACTCAATGTAAAACCCCCAATGCAACTGGCACTTCACAAGCTCACCAATAGAATATCTGCCTAACCTCTGAATTATACGCTGGCCTTTAATATACGCATAAAAATATAACACACAATAATCTTCCTCTTTTCTAATACCAAGCCTAATGCTATTCCAATGATGCCAACCTCTGGAAAATCCTATGACTTTTTGAACACCATCTGACTTGGCAATGTCAGGCACAATGAATTCGCAGGTTAACTTGGTAGGTTTGTAAAACAGTTTCATTTTTTCATCCATTGTTGCATCCACCCTGCACCACACACGGCACTAACAAGTGAAGCGCATAATGAGAGGGTAAAAGTTATGAATTCGCTATTGCCATAGAACACTCCGGACATTGCGAAACCTACTGACCAGCAAGATAAAAATAGAGCTGCTGCTGCCCATAATATTAAAGATAGTTTTGTTTTCATAATTTATAAATTTTCAGGATCCAATTCTTCGTTCAATAGTTGTTCTAATTTCGGACTTAAATAGATAGGTTTGTTACCATTCGTAATATCCGTTAGCACCCAACCGCCACGAATGTTGTTTTCGCGATCGGTTTCTTCGTAATCCCAATGTAATGTTAGTGTTGTTTCCATAGTTATTTAGTTTAAATTTTGACAAAGATAAAAATAAAATAATTAAATAGAAATTTTGTTTTAATAAAAATTTATAGTAGGTTTGCCAAAATTAAAAAACTAACAAAATGAAAAAAATATTGTATTACATTCATCTTGAAGAAAAAATAAACAGATATATTACTGTTGAGAATCCTTTATTATTTACCTATAATGGTATTGATTACATAGGATATAGAAAAAATGGATTTATTTACATTGAAACAACTAATACCTAACAAATGAAAGCACTAATTCAAAAATTACTCTTTGGTTATAGACCAAACCCGAATGCTATTGAACCAAAACGTGGCTCAATATTAAAGTACAAAGGTCATAATGCAGAGGCCATACATTCTGCTTTAGTATTACTAAAATTCAATTTGGAAAATGCAAAAAACTAAAACTAAACGCAAACTTGGAAGAGCAATTTGTGATTCATACATTCACGTTCCGAAACCTGCAACTATAACGCAAGAGCATTGGGATGTTTGGTTAAAATACAATAGTGGTCTTACATCGGTTGAATGCGCTATGGTTTTTGGGATAAAAGTACACCAAATCACAAGTATAATTTCGGGCATAGTAGAGAGATTGAAAAACAAATCCAAAATTGCTGAAGACTGGAGCGAAGATTTTGCAACTGTCCAGGCTGCAATTGAATTTAAACAACGAATAGCAAACAACATTTACATGGCCATCCGGAAAGCTAAAAAAGAAAATACAAATCAAATATTAATAATGTCAGAACTATGATGAATAAACCAAACCCAGAACAACTAAAAGAAATTTACGATGCTATTAAAGTCATCAATCTTGAAAGAGTGCAAACCTATGGCAGAAATGCTGGTAAAGGAGCATTCGTGACCATTGGTGAAAAGTGCTTTATGACTCAAGAACAAGTCAAAAACATTCTGCGAGATCGTGTTGCTAATTGGAAACCTCAACATTTTAAAGTCTATAACCTTGCAAAGAGATTTGTTAAAATATGTTAAAAGGTTAAAATAAATTTGTAGGTTTAAAAAGTATAGTTACATTTGTCAAACATTATTAATCTTAAAAAACAAAACAACATGAACACATTTAGAAAAGTAACATTAGAAATCAGCAGAGGAAATGGTTATGGACAATACATTGTATCTGCTACTTACAGAGGTAAACAAATTCAAGCGCACACAACCGATTCTGAAGCATTCGATTGGTTGAATGATGACAGTAATAGAGAAATGCACCAACAAGCCAAAAAACATTGCTATAACAAAATAGTATCTGCATACCAAAATCAATATTAATCTTAAAAACAACTAACAACATGAACTCAATTCACATCACAAAACAAATTACCACAGTTACAACTTGGATCAACGATGAGCAAAAACAAAAAATTGAACACGATTCAGATTCACAAATATTTTACTTTTGGTTTGATGGCGCAATAGCTGCCTCATTTGAGGAAAAATATGCAACAGACATACTAAAGAAATGCGATGCTTTGATTTCTGCTGGGTTTAATGAAATGGATTTGCCTGGTCAGGACTTTATCCCTAACAATGCATTTTTATCAATAGTGCTTTCACAATTTCTTCACGTTTAATAATAATTAATAAATAAATCAAATGACAATCAAAGGAACAATCAAGCGCATTGGCGCAACAGTAACATTAAGTGATGGTAAGTTTTCCAAGAGGGAACTTATCTTAACTACGGCAGACCAATACCCTCAAGTGGTTTCAATTGAATTACAACAGAAAGCCTGCTCACTTGCAGATTCATTGACAATTGGTCAAGACATTGAAGCTCACATCAACATCAGAGGGCGAGAGTGGACATCGCCACAAGGTGAGGTTAAGGTGTTCAATACCATTGCGTGTTGGAAGATAGACTCAAACCCATTTACCGAAGCAGCACCTGATCAAGAAGTTCCATTTTAATAACATTCAAAAACAACTAACAACATGAACACAAAAACACATTTCAAAAAATTACGAAACCCCAACTACATCGGTGGTTGGGATTTAACCGATGCAGATAAGACTGTAACCATTACCAAGGTTGACAAAGAAAAGGTTCACGATGGCAAAGGTGGTGAAAGTGAATGCTGCATTGTGCATTTTGCTGAATGCAAACCGATGGTGGCTAATGCTACCAACTTAAAGCGCATTTCAAAGCTATTGGGCAGTCCATTTATTGAAGACTGGACAAACAAACAAATAGTGCTAACAACTGAAAAAGTTCGCGCATTCGGTGAGATTCACGATGCAGTTCGTGTTTCAACAAAGCCAGTAGTTAAACCGACATTGACCGGTGAAGCAATCGAAAAGGCCAAAGCGGCCATCGCAGCAGGATCAGTTACAATAGATGCAATAAAGAAAAAATATAATGTTACTAACGAGGTGGAGGCTCAATTGACCAATGGATAAAATATTCAGAATACACTGCTCTCAAATCGGTAAGATTATGAGCAACGCAAAAACTAAAGGCGAACTTTCAGCAACCTGCAAAACATTCTTGGCCGAATGGTATGCAAATGACCGCGAACAAATTCATTCCAAGTACATTATGAAAGGTAACCTTGTTGAAATTGACCTTATAGACTTTATGGCCGAGCAAATCGGTTTGGGTATGGCTGAAAAAAACGAGGTAACTGTGCATAACGAATGGATGGTTGGCACTTGCGATGTAATCACTAATCATTTAATTGTTGATGTTAAGGCAGCATGGTCGCGCAAAACATTGCAGCAACAAGCTATTGAGGGAATGAATAGCGACTACGAATGGCAAGGCAGAGGTTACATGGCACTTTATGAAAGGCCTACCTTTATCGTGTTTCATGGACTAATGAACACACCAGAGGAGGCGAATTACGAAGGAGAAGTTGTGTATGATGACTTGCCTGATAACGAAAGATGGGTAGCCTATCAGGTGCAGCGCGATGTAACTATTGAGCAACAAATAATTCAACGTGTGATTCAATGCCGCGAATGGCTCGAGGAATATGATAAAAAAATGCTTGCGACTTTAGGTAAGATTCATTAATTTTGTAAAAGAAATAACCGCCAACTTGAAAATATTTAACAACATAACCCCTACTTTAGTGTGGCCTCTTGGCGGTGGCGCACTTTAGTAGGGGTTTCTTTAATAATAAAATTATGATATCAGTATTTAATAGCGCAAAAAGTAATACATCAGAAGCCAGCATTGAGGTTGATGAATATTTTGATGGCATAAAAAATGGCAGATGGCAAGATGAGGTGCTTAACTTTCGTGCCGGGCGCACACAAAAAGAGTTAACAACTTGCGTTACTGCTTCAGGTAGCTTTAAACAAAGAGCAGCTAATAAATTGCTTGAGCATAGTGGTTTCATTTGCCTTGACATTGATGCGAAAGACCAAATAGCTGAAGTTGATATTGAAAGAATAAAACGTAACGAATATGTTTACTCGGTGCATCGTTCATTGAGTGGTAATGGGTATGCAGTCTTTATTCGCATTGATGGGACAAGGCATTTAGATGCATTTCTTTCACTTGAAAATTACTTTATGGTGCAGTTTTCAATTGTGCTGGATAAATCGTGCAAGGACACATCTCGATTACGTTTTGTGTCTTATGATCCAGACATCTACATTAATAAAAAAGCAAAATCATTTAAGACCTATCTCAAGAAAAAAGACAAACCCAAGGCAAAGCCTGTGGTGGTTAAAACTGATTTTGATGAAATGGTAGTCAAGGCTGCACCTATGAATCTTTTCGATAACTACGAAGATTACATTCGCCTTGCATTTGCTTTAACCCAAGAATTTAGTGAAAGTGGTCGCAACTACTTCCATTCACTTTGCCAATCATCGCCAAAATATTCGCATAGGCAAGCCGAAAAGGATTATAATGTAGCGTTGCAACGAAGTGGAACTGGAGTGAGCATTGCATCTATCTACTACATTTTTCGCCAAGCAGGTATCAGCACAACATCTGAACGCACCGAGAAAATAAAGAGCATTGTCAAACTATCTGATAATCCAAAAGAGGAGCTTGCAAAGTTAAACATTACCGATGCCGATGAATTTCTTAAACCTAATTTAAAAAAAGAAAATACAGAGATTGATGAAATCATTGAACTTATCAAATTAAACAATGTAAAATTTAACGAAATTACACGAAATTTTGAATTCAATGGTGAAGAAATGACCGATCGAATATTGGCTAATTTCTACACCAAAGTTTGGCAGAAAATTGATGATGGAATTTCAAAGGATAAAGTGTTTACATTGATTCAAAATAAAGACAATAGCACATCTTATAACCCGATTAAAGATTGGTTTGAACGTAATTTACATCTGCAAACTAATAATGAATTTGATAAGTTAAAAAAGTGCTTTGAAATAGAGCAATTGATTTATGAAAACGATGGTGTATACACATTTGATGACTATTTAGATACATACCTAAAAAAATGGTTATTAGGTATTATTGGTTCTGCCTA